GTGGAATCAAATTCAGACATATCGCCCGCATAATGGATCTGGCACCTTGAGTGGTTGGAGTAAACATAATCCATCCAATAACCATTGAGTGGCATGCCCACTTTTATGGGAGTAGTTGTCCACCTGAAATTATGATTTGGTGAAAAATTCCACACAGTGGACATAATATATTGTCCAAGCGGAGAGCCAACCACCGTCCTCACTTTGTCGGACAAGTATTTCCTGGGAGGTAGTGACTCATCCTTAACAGAAACATGCGCAACAGGGGCAAGTAGTGGGGCTAGCTCAAAAGTTCTGCGCCATAATTTCTTGAAGTTTGCATACCCTATGGACTTTATGAACTTCCACCTGCTATACTTTTTCCGGGGATTTGCAGGATCGACCATAAAACTGCCAAGTGCGTACTTTTTCTCCCACATCTTAATGATATAATTCATAGGCGTGATGCGAGAGAACCTGAATATATCACCGATGATGAACCAAACATCATCAATGTCAAGGTCAGGATAATCATACCTGGGGCTCTTGAAATACCTTGCAACAGATTCCAATTCGTTAGCTTGGGACCTGTACTCCTCAGTTCGCCTCCACTCAACAGCTTTTACACGCAAAGGATCCAATGCAGTGTCAACATAAACCTTTCGGTTGTGTATGCCCTGCTGCCAATCAGTGCCTGTCACGAGCCAATCAGCATAAGCCTGACTAGAACCAAAACGCGAAGGTGCCGACAAATTGACATTGATCGGCCAGCCAGCATCACGCATGATGTCGAGGGTCTCCTGAATGTGGTCAGCATCATATGTGCCTCTGCCACCCATAAGGTAATGAGGAAGCCCTAGGTCACTGACAACAACAGCAAGCCTTGCAACAGTTTCCGTTAAAACCGACAAAACATTCGACTTGCCACGAGTGGGGATAAACCCTGATCGGTCAAACCATTTCCTAGACACGAAATTCCACTCGACGACAATGTTGGTCATATCAACTATGATAGCTGTGAAGGTCCACTTGAGCCAAGAAGCAAAGCTGGGAGAAATCATTGAAAACATAAAACTCACCACTCTGGCCATCACCGAGAGGCAGAACAACACAGAACCAGGATTAAGGGAAAAGATGGCAAAACTCAAGAGGGCATAATACCTCAAAATAGCTCCGATCCGCTTCAGTGGTTTGAGATAAAGTGAGATCAAGGCATTAAGTGACCAAAGGCTGAAAAGAAGCCATAACTTTGGTCCAGGCAACAAGTTGTCGTGAACAGTGACTATGAACTGGGACCAGGCGACTGAAGTCAATTCATAATAATTCGAAAATTTTTGAGGATCAACGAATTTTTCAAGAACTTTAGATTGAAATTGACCCATCAACCGAGCATCTTGCACATCGAAAGATGCCACGACAAACCGAAAGGGTTGTCCACCCAACCGATGCATGAAACTCGAGTCATCCACCCACAGGGCGTGTTTTGCTCCAACCTTTTCAATGAGAGCCACTTCATTGGAAACAAAAGATCTTGAAAAGAACACAAGGAGGAAAAACACGAACGCCATAATGAGGTGTGCTTGTGTCAATGCACCAAAAATAATGAGGGGAGCTGGTATAAACCAGCAAAATGATAATAAAACCACTGGCCAAATGGCCAGAACAAAAACTAAAAAGACTGTGGCAAAGCCACAGCAACCAACCAACAGAAATTTCAATAAAAT